ATTTTTTCGGCATGCATAAGCTGTGCTTCTGACATTGCCATTTTCGTTCTCTGCTTGTTAGCATAAATTTTACTTCCAGCAGAAACGGCTAGTTTAATTGCCGATAACCACATAAATTAGTACCAAGTAGCTTCTTTTTTCTTTTCAGCTAACATCTTTTTAGTTCCTCTTACTTTTTCTTTGTCTCCAGTAGGAATATAGTTGAAAGAACCATTCGATGTCGTCTTTGATCTAGGATCAACTTCCAAATTTTGTTCTGGAATTTGAATTTCCTTTGATTTTTTATAGTTTATCATAGTTTGTCCTTTTTATTGTTTAATTATATCAACGTCAACTTTTTCTTTACCAATATCAGGCATGGCTTTTTGCAAAATTGTCTTTTCAATCGATGTTTCAGCTCTTAATTCAGCTAAATCTTCGTTTTGATCCATTTTATCTTCAGCAATTTCTTTACCTTGGACTAATTTTGCCTTGTCTAAGTCGTTTCTTGCTTGATCTTGGTCTTTTTTACGTTGATTTTCCATTGCACGTAAGTCAACTTCACGTGATTTTAGTTTTAGAAGAGGGTCATGATCAAATTGTGATGTAATTTTCTTTTCTTCCTTCATAAAATCTTCTGTCATTTCAGAAATTAACACTGCTTTTCGTGCTTCTATCTGTTGAGTCATCTGTTGTAGCTGTTGTGCAGCCATTGGATTCTGTGCTGCAGCTTGTTGCATTGCTTGCATCTGCATTAACTGCTCTCTAAACTCTAATTGTATCTGTTCTTGTGCCATCAAACTTATATGCTCTAAAATATTTTTCTGTATCGCAGCCATAATTGGTGGATTGTTTCTTACCATGTTTGTTGACATAAAATTTAAGTGTGCAGTTATGTGTGCTTGATGGTCTTGACCAGGAAAAGCTTGGAAAGGTTTCATTGCCATTGCATCAATGTGTTCTAATGAAGGATCTTTTGGTGCATTTGGCGGAGGTGGTGGTAATACTGCATCAATATTTTTTACACCGATTGCTTCATACATACTTCTGTATACTTGGTACAAGTTATGAATTTGTGGTTGTGATGTTGCAAGTTGCAACTGTGTTTGTGCAAGTGTAATTCTTTGCGACATAGAAAATATATTTGGATCAGCAACTGGCACTACATCTATTCTATCATCAAAGTCAGCTTGTTTAATTGTTCTTGCACCACCAATTACATCGTAAGGATATTCTGGTGGTAAGTATTGTGAAATAACTTTTGATAATAATTTAAATTCTTGTTTCATAGCTGCATACAATCTTTTGTGTATTGCAGACATGACTCTTGAACCACGCTCTAATAATGCAATCGTAGTTCCTACAGCTGCATTTTGTTTTGTGTCACCAACTTGCATATCAGCTATTGCAGCAAATCTTTGACCTGCTTGTACAACAACTCCTAATAATTGTAATAGCGTTGGTGATGGTTCTTTATACGGTAATGGAAAGAAAGCTTCTCTTAAATTACCACCCGGTGCATCTACATCTTTAAATTCACCTGGTTGTATTGGTGATGCTTCATCTCTAACTCTAACACCTCTTTGTTTAAATCCTGCAGGTAAGTTTGCTAACGTACCAGCATCTAATAATTGACGGAGAGCAGACGTTGCCGTTCTGCTCAATCCGCCAATCATATGAATGAGTCCAAATCCGTAAAATCCTAGTCCTGGCAGAAATTTGAAGTGGACGAAGTATTGGATCTTACTTTTCTTTGGCTCATCGGGCGCATAGTTTCTCCGTATAGAGAGAACTAATCGGCTGCCTTCTTCTACAGTTACTATGTAGGGCAATTTTATTCCAGTCGGTTGACCTTGTGCATCAACTTCCTCAAAACCTTCTAAGTCTAAATTAACATGACACTCTAACAAAGTATAAACTGGTTCTTGTTTACCAGATCTTTTTGTTCCTTCTAGTTCACGTTCTTTTTTTTCTAATTCATTATTTGTTGCAACACCTGGAGGTCCTAATTCTACATCTCTGTAAAAACCACTGACTTGTTGTTTTCTTAATTCGTTTTCAGAGATTTTTACAGTATGTATTACGGCTTCCGCATCATCCAAACTTGTTGCTGTGTATGGTACAACTAATTCATCTGCAGGTACAAATTTAGATACAACTCTTCCCATGTTTGTATCGTAGTAAACTTTTTTAAATGTAGATCCTGCTAATGGTAAATGAAATAACATTGAATCAAACTCAGGTTCGTATTCTTTCATCTGATCCATAATTAAATAATTCATGTAATCTTTTACACGTTGTGATTGTTGTTCTGTTGCTGGCGTTTTAGCTCCGATGACTTGTGTTCTTACTGGTCCGTCAGCTGGTAATAATTCTTTGTATGCTTGCGCTTGAAACTGTGTGACTGCTTCTGCTAATACTGGGTGTGTTGCACCTGAAGCACCTTGAAATGGCTCTGACCTATTTTCATATTTAAATCCTAAAAGATCTAAACCATTTGTGTATGATTGTTCCCACTCTTTTCTTGATGCTTTATAATCTAAATAGTTAGCAACCATGTCACCACCAATAGGTGATAAAACATCGTCTGGTAAAATATCTGCTAGGTTATCAAAGTGTGATTCTGTTCCCGGTATGTTAATAGCTCCCGGTTCAAAGTCAATCGTTGCACCACCATCTTCTTCTGGTGTAACTTCTACTGGTCCTTTATCTGAAACTTCCTCTTGTACACTAACATCCATTTCTTCCTCGTTAGGAAGTTCAACTTTAGTACGTGTATTAGGGAGTCCTTTATCTATATCTGCCATTTATACTCCTATCTATTCTTAACACGATTCATAAGACCTTGCAACCCTTGTGATTGTGGTCCTGACTCTGGTGCTGGGCCTGATTTATCACCACCCGATAATCCTGCAATACCACCGCCTGCATAGTTTCCAATACCTCTTTGTTCTCTTACATCATATCCAGGTATTGCTTCAGCAAAAACAGCGTTTGCTCCGTAAACTTGTTCATCACCATACATTGCAGCTGCATCATTTAAAGTCATATTATCTAAATTAGTAAAATAATCTACGTAACCTAAAAATTCTTTTTTTCTATCTGCATCAACTCCTTCAGCATCTAATCTTTGTGATAATATTTCTTTGTCTATATTAAGCAATCCTGTTGCTTTTGCTTTTTTTAAATTATCTATATCTTTTTTAAAACTTGGAAACATTTCTTTATCTAGATTTACTTTACGTTCTGCTGGATACATACGACCTGAATCTGTTCCTGTATAATCACCTAAACCAAATGTTGATATACCTTCCATTTGATCTTTTAATGCAGCTTTGGATAGTGGAGATTTTGCTGATTTTGCATCAGCTAAATTAGCTTCCATTCTACTTATTGTTTTCATTTGTGCTTCTGGTAATTTACTTGACAAAAGCTCTTGTTCTGCTTTTTTTAATGCAGCTTTTTTAAAAGCTATTTCATCATCTCTACTACCCATGTAACCAAACTCACCACCAACGTTCATTGCTTCAAGATTTTGTATATCTCTTTTTAATGCTTGCACTTTATCAAAGTTTGCTCTGTATTTATCAACATTAAGTTTCATGTCACCAAAACCTCCAGCAGCATCAAATTCTTTTTTATTTATACCTGACGTAAAATCAGTTGCAAGAGGTGGAATTATAGAAGTAAACGTGTCTATAGATTTTTTTATAGAATCACCAACACTATCACCCATAATAGTTCTACCTGCTGATTCTAAACCAATAAATGCAAGTTCAGGTAAAACACCATACTTAGTTACTGCACGTAAAAGATTTTTACTTTTTAATAAAAGACCTCTTGCATCATTTATTTGGTCGGCTGTTTTGTAGTTTCCTTTATTCATGTTATCTACACCACTTCTAAAACAATCATCAAGACTAACAGTTCCTGTTTTATATCCTGTTCTACCACCATCTCTTTGTCCCTTTTTACCAAACTCCACGGCACAAGTACCACTACCAAAAGATGCTATAATTTTTTTTATTTGTGCAGGTTTCATATCTACAACTTCTTTTAGAACAGGTTGTTTTCCTATCGTTGAAAAAGTTTTTGCATAACCACTTTTTATTCCTTCTTCTTGTAAATTTATTCCTAATCCTGAAAGTTCAGCTAATCTTTTTTTAGATATTGCTGAAGAATATGGATCTTTACCTAACGTAAATGTTGGCAGTATATCTCTTACTGCTTTTGTTTTATATTTATCATCTAATCTGTCATACCAATCACTTCTCCATTGTTGCCAATTATTTATTAATTGTCTTGGTGTAAAAGTTTGATTTTTAAAATTAACAGTTCCATTTTTTAATGCTGTTTTTAAAGCGTTTTCATATCTAGAATATTCTCCAATCATGCTAGCATGAGCACCTTGATTAAATTTTGTATCCATAAAATTTACAAACTGTGTTGAAGAAAAAGTTTGATTTTTATATCCAGAACTTAAACCTGTTATTTCATTTAAATCTAAATTAGTAATATCTATTCCTGCTTTCTTTAATGCGGATCTTGCATCATCAATAAAACCTTGATAACTTTTTGTAAAATAATCTAAACCAATTGCATCTTTAATTGTATTGTGTTTTAATCTTTTATAGGCATCATTATATTCTGTTGGAATACCTGCTCTTCCTGTTTCTAAACCTTTAAATATTTTTTTTGCTGAAATTTTATTTGTTTTTATATTATGTTTAAAATCTCTAAAGTTAACTCCAGACATAGCCTGTGCAACTCTTAACATTACATTTGCTTTTTCAGCGTTTGTTAAATTTTCTATTTGACCTAAAGCTTTAACAATTCCTTTGTAATCACCTCTATTAAATAAAGTTTTAATTTTATTATTACTTAAAACAAGATTCATATTTTGAATTGTTTTAGGATCAATAGAAGGTGAGTCTACATATGTTCTAACTTTTTTAGCTATTTCAGCATTATCTTTTACATAATTAACTTTTTTAACTGATTTTTTACCATCACCTAAATCTAATACAGTATCAAATTGTTTTGGTTCTAAAGTTTCTTTTAAAAATTTTTGAAGAAATAAATTTTTTCTACCTTTGTCTGCATCTTTTGCAGTAATTTTTTTCATTAAAGCATTGTTAATGTAATTACTTTCTGCTTTGGTAACGGGACCATATTGTCTTTTTTCATAAATAGGAAACCCATACTTTTTAGAAAACTCTTTTGTAGTGATATATCCTTTTGGTGGTTTTTCTCTTTTTAACTCATTAAAATAGGAATCTAGTAGATCTGCTTTTTTACCTCCTAAATCATCCCAATCTTTTTTATAAAATCTAGAATTAGGATTATTTTTGTGAGTTTTATTAAACCATTTTTTTTGTTCTTTAGTTAAATCTAAAGTTCTTTTACCATCTTTTACTTTATAAATTCTTTGTTGTTTTCTTTCTTCCGGTGAATAATCGCTAGCATACCCAGGTCTAGATCCATCAATACTTGGTTGCACTAACATACCACCACCTGCTTTTTCTACAGGATTACGTTTCATAAAAGCATTAATAGCTTCCATTGTTTCAACGTCTGGTCTTTTAGTTGGTTGGTCTATTTCAGATGCAAATTTTAATTGGCCTGATTTGTAAAGTTTTTGTACTTCTGGATTTTTATCAAATACTGCAGCAGCAAATTTAATTCTATTAAATAAATTCATTATTCACCTAACATGTAAGCAACACCGCCAGATGCATTTTCTTTACGACCTTTTTCTTTCTTAGCCTTTTTTAATTCTATTTTTTGATTAAGATCATCTACTATTTTTTGTATTTTAGCATATCCGTCTGGATCAGTTTCTTTCATAAATCTTTCAAACTCTGATGCTATACCTTCATCTGACATATTTATCGTGCCAGTCTCTTCTAGACTTTTTAAAGTCTTTTTAGGTTTAGTTATTTTTTGTATAATTTTTTTACCTGAACCTATTTTAAATCCTGCACGTCCACCTGATGCATAATCATCATAGTCACTTGGATCATAATCACCTTGTCTTCTAATTATAGCATCTGACTGAGCTTCAGGATCGTCTGTTATGTTTTTAGCTTTTTGTTTTCTTTTCATTGAGTCAGATAATTCTTTAATAGTTAGTTTTTGACCTGTTGCATATTCTTTTAGTTTAGATACATCTGAATCTAGATCACTGATACTTGAACCACCAACCTCATCAACGTCTATATCATAATCATCTGGACCTACTTGTCTACCAACCGGACCTGACTCTGCTGTAGAAAATTCTGCTGCTGGACTTGGGTCACCCTCATCAGGTAATGGTTTTTTATATTCCATCTGTACCGTGTCTTCAAAAACATTTGCATCACTGTCATACTCAACTCTTACAGCACCTTGGTCAGTGTCTTGTGTAACTCGAACCACGGAACCATCATCAAGTGTTTTAGAATGAACAGTTTGTCTCTCACCAGTTGCAAATTTTTTAGTGACATCATCACCTTCAAGAATAACTTTGTTAACTAATGCATCGAACCATTCTGGTTTACCTGCAACATCTGCAGTTTTAATTACAGGAACTTTACTTACAGTCTTTCCTACTTTTGCTACTTTAAAAAATTTACCAACGATTGGTATAGATGCTAGGCCACCCAGAATTTTTAAAAATGTTCTTTTACTAGGATCTGCTGGTCCATCTTTTAAACCAACACGTCCACCTTTCATCATTCCTTCAATTAACGGGTCACCACGTTTTAAAGTGTCAACTACATCAGACGCACTCATACCATATTGTTCCATAACATATGGCACTTGACCTGATTTACCAGAACTTAACATCATCTGTATATCTTTGTCAGGAATTTTAAATCTTTTCATTTCTTGTACAAACTCACCAACAGTACCTTCTCTATCTTTAAGAGGTGTAAGAGATAAACCCATGTCTTTTGTTTCTTCGTCAAACATTGCTTTTCTTGCAAGTGGAATTGCATCTTCACCACTTCTTACATTATAAAATCTATCAAACGGAAATTTTCTAGATAATTCAAACTCTTTCATAATTTCAGAATACTCTGGATTATTTTTCATTGCGTTAAACACACCTTGAGGGTCACCACGTTTGCTAGCTTTTTCTACTGTGTCTGCTTTACCGCCTATAATTTTTGAACCTGGTGGTATTTTATTACCTTCCATGTCGAACAAGTTATCTTTTTGTAAAAATTTATTTTTGTTTGGATCGTTAAGACCAAGTTTTTCAGCCATAGCTGATAACTCATTCATGTCTAAATTTTTAATTTGTTCTCTTGATGCTTCTATTTGATTTATAAGATTGGCATTAATAGGGCCGTCGTACTGTGCTTTCATCAAAGCAGCTTCAATCTTTTCTGCTCTTTTTTCTAATTCTACTGCATCAAGACCTTGGGGTATAGCTTTATTCTGTTTCGCCCATCGTTGTCTTAATAATTTTAATATTTGCGCCTTCATTAATAATATGCTCTCTTAGGTTTTTCTGCCTTTTCATCCACATAGTCTTCTGGGTGTTTTAGTAATCCACCCTGCCTAAATCGCATAATCGCTTGTGTCGTGGAATCCACAAGGTCATCATGATCACCGAACGGAAAAGATGCACATTCTTCAATAACTTCCTCAGCAAATTTTTGCTCGGGAGCATATATCATACCAGATTCAAACAAAGGTGCAACAGCATTTACACGGGCATGCTTATCGTTTCCTTTGCTAGGTGTGAAGTTGACAACTGGTATATCCATCTGCCTAAGCTCGTATGTCAGTGGTAAACCACTAGCTTTTGCCTCAATAATTACAGATTCAGGTTGCCAGTATTTATATTGCTCTAGTGCCAAACGTCTTAGTTCTGGAAACTCATATCTACCTTTAATTGCATCTAACAATAATAATGCTGGGGCTGAATCCTCGTCAGGATAAAAAACTCCCCATGTCGTTATCGCACTGTAATCAGCTGTCTCCTTTTTTAAAAAAGCTGTATCATAAGATTGTATAACGTGATGTAAAGGTGGTATTTCTTCGTGGTCATATTTCATCCACCACTCACGTTTGATTATTGCACCTTCTTCAGATGTTGGGTGTTGCATCCATTGTGCATTCCATTTACCAACCGGTAATGTTGCTTTTACTTTCTCAAGCTCTTCTAGCTTCCAATACTGTGGCCATACAGGTTTGGGATTTGTTCCGTGGTCCATGATTGCTGGAAACTCGACCACGTCCCATTGATCAGACTTTGCTTCTTTTTGATGTGCTATAAGTTTACCTGTCAAATCTTTAGTAGACCAACGCGTCATAACTAAAACGATTTTAGCTCCTGGTTGTAAACGTTGACGTGGACCTGACGTATACCATTCGTAGGCTGATTCCATCGCTGTAGGAGATAGCGCATCTTGCTCCGAGTGTGGGTCGTCAATGATTAATAAATCTGCACCACGTCCAGTAATCGCTCCACCTACACCGGCTGCGAAGTATTCACCACCTTGGGCTGTCTCCCATCTACCTGCTGCCTGACTGTCTTCTCTAAGTCTTGTTTCAAAAATTTTGTGATAATCTTCTGAGTCGATTAATGTTTTTGCTTTACGACCAAAACGAATTGCTAGTTCTCCAGTGTGCGTTGCTTGAATAATCTTTAACTTTGGATCACGGCCCACCATCCATGCTGGCAAAAGATAACTTGCAAACTCTGACTTAGTGTGTCTTGGTGGCATGTTTACAATCAATCTTGTAATTTCACCTGAAGCAAGTTTATTAAATTTTTCTGCTATGTGCCTGTGATGGGGCCCCTCAACAAATTCTGGCCACACGCATTTGACAAAAGACA